CGATGCAGTTGAGGTGCAGTTCGTTGGCCCACTGGCGCACGAGGTTGCGCCCCGCACCCTTGAGGATTGAACACTCCATACCATGACTGGGGAGGTGGTCCTCTGCCAACTTGACCCACACATGGAAGCCACCGCCGCTGAACCAGATGGCATGAAGAGTGTCGTCATCAACCAGTTTTTGGTGCAGACGACGCACCTCACCCAACGGAACCTCCGGTGGGACATCATGGCGGTCGCCACCCACCAACACCTTGCAGTCGAAGTCGAGGACGAAGTGGGGTACTATTGCCGTGTGGTAGTCACCACGACGAAAGTTCGGCTCCTTGAGTTGACGGAACCCATAGACCGTCGTGTACGCGTCCGAGGCGTTGTCGAGTGAACTCCACCACCGTTCAAAGTCGGCCTTGGTGTGAACGATGCGGCGATACAGCGTGACCTCCCGAGGGAAGTCGAACCTCAGTACCGCTTTGCTACTTCGACCTGATTCCATTTGTCTACCCACTCCACCAACTTCTCTATCATGTCCAATGCCTCCTTCGGGTCACCGACATAGTTCTCATCAAGGGTGAATCGAATTGTGTGGTCGTTGTGCAATGCATCAAACCCTCGGGCCTTCTTCGCTTTCCCCATGCGTACTATAATCTCTGCGTTGAGAGCGCGGCGCTGCAACATCCATTCCACAGCCACCGTGAACGGTGTGGTGCTCTCAGGTGTCATTGGAGCCCTCCTTGTAGATTGGCTCGGCACCATTGGCGACCTCAATGGGGTTCTCATACACCGTCCACTTGGGGCAGAAGGACATGAGGTCACAGTACCCGCACTTGAATGACTGCTTGTCGCTGACCACCGGGAAGTCCTGTTCAAGGTATGACTTCACCAATCGTGCCAGTCGCTTCTTCATGGCGGTGATGCTCACCTTCTTCGCAGGGTCGTAGTCCCAATGGTCAGCCTTCGGGAACCGCCAACCCCAGTGGGTGACGGGTCCTAGGTCGGAGTCGGATTCATCGAGGAGGTATGCGTAGTACGCCATCTCCCCCCTCATCTGACTGGCCTTGTAGGTGTTCCACTTACCAGTCTTGAGTTCCAATAGGGCAATCCCGTCATCGGTCTTGAAGATGCGGTCGATGATTCCTCTTAGGTGAACCTTCACCATACCATGACCCGGCACATCAACATCCACGATTGCATCGAGGTCCAGTTCGTTGCCGACCGGCAGGAAGTCCTCGGGCTTTTCACAGTGCTTGAGACGGAGGACATCATGCTTCAGCATCCACTGTTGCAGGTCGTGTTCCCGTTCCTTGTAGTCACCCTCGGCGGCGGGCATGAACTGTGACAGCCGTTCCAATGCCACCTTGTCGTTCCCATCACGAGCCGCTAACCATGCATGGAAGAACAGCCCCTCGATGGATTGTATGTCCGCGCCCTCTGCGAGCGACGCGCCCCACTCATCTTGACAATTGATGTAGAACTGCTCGATGCGGTCATGCACATTGGAACCGATGATAAGGTAGTCCTCCACCTTCTCAACTCGTGGGCATACCTTGGACAGCCACAACTGCTGTGGACACCAATCACTGTAGGTGCCGAGCGTGGACTTGCTGACCCGAATCATCTTGTCGGAGTCGGGTGTCCATGTGTAGGTGGACTGCTTGTTCAGTTCACCCATCAATACCCTCTCCCGGTCCCACCCTGTAGATGGCGGGCTGTTGCTCGTCACCACCAACCTCAGTCACGGTGTACTGAGGTTGCTCAAGCGCCTTCTTCTTCGGCAGCAGCCTGTCTGCCTCCCCCACATCATCCAGTTGTGGGGTGTCACCCAACAGACCCTCCACCAAGTCCAACAGGTTGCGCAGGGCATCCCGAACCAACTTCAGGTCCTCGTTCGTCTTGCGGAGTTCCGCATTCTCTTCTTCCAATCTCTTTACTTCATCTGATATACTCATTCGCTCACCCCATCGAGTAATTCCGTCAGTTCATTCACGATACCGACATATCCTGCGGCGAATTGTGCTGTGCCTGCGCGGTCTGCTGCGGCCCTATATGTTTGTATCATTTTTCGCAACTTCGCCTCAAGCGTCTGCTCTCGTGTGCGTAGTCGCTGAATGTAGACCACCGCATCGAGCATCTCATTTTGCAGATGCTCCAACCACTCGTCGTGCGTGAGGTCTCCGCGCTCCATCGACACGCCATACTTGGCCTTGCCGACTTTCGCCCTCGCCTGTATCAATTCGCATACTTCATCTTCCACTTCACTCATGAGTAGTTCACCTCCTCGCTGTTCTTCTGCTGCATCTGCTGGTAGTCTTGCTCAAACATGATGTCGGACATCTCCCTGCTACGCAGGATGGCGTCACTAGGTATGATGAACGCAGATGGAACATCACAAACGATGCTGATGATTGACATACGGTGGATGCACAGGTGCCTCCCACCGGACTCCAACACCCAGTACTCACGGAACGGCCCGTCGCATGGTATGGCTATCCCTGTGGCCTCCTCCATCTCCTTCCCAACTTGATATTGAATCGTGACTTCTCCGAACATCACAGTGACCCCCTGTGTTGGCGTGGCTGCCCATGCAGACCGATGCTCTCGGTCGTGACGGGTGCCGGTTCAAACAGTTCATAGAAGTCAGTCAACTTCGTCTGACCATCCTCGGGGAACTCGAATCCGAACTCCTCCAGAGTCGTCTGTCTCATCTTGGGGAGACCACACACGCAGCATGGTTCACCTCTCTTCACATCATCCTTGGGCTTACCCATAAACCTATTCCATATCCATTTACTCATTTTTATTCACTTCCAGTTCTATCTTGTGTCCACATACTGGACACTGGAGTATGTCGGTTCGACCCGGAATCAACAACGACTCGGGTTCATTCTGCAGTCGTGCCTCCAGACAGTCGGCTCGCTGCCATGCGTCACACGCATTCTTGTTCGGGTTCCCTGTGGGTATCTTTCCATAGGGTGTCTCGTTTAGTACTTTTCCTTTTTCAGCCATAGTAATCACCAGTACCCCTTCGGTTTGAACTCGTCAGTTACTGCCTTCAAATCCCAGTCGAGTACATCATACACGAGCCGCAACTTATCACGGAGCATCTTGGTTATTATCATCTCGGTATCGAACACGAATCCTTCCAATTCACCGGCATCCCTAAAGGCAATCACATTCGTCTGCGGGTATCCATCGGGAGTGTCCGTGATGTATGTCCAGTACACACTCTCGCCCGTCTTGAACGGTTCATCGGTGACGAGGTGCCAGTTGTAGTATCGTGCGGCCTTCGCATACCCGCCCGCAATCTTCGGGTAGTGCTTGTCGGGTCGGTGTGGAGTAGTCTCATTAGGTTCAATCTGCTTTCGCAGACGAGTGCGGTATGACAGGTCCTCAATCGGATAGTCACTCCGGCGTATGCCCAAGCAGTACTTCGATACGACCTCACCGATGTCGGACTCGGATGCACCACTGCTGAGCATGGTCAGCACCTCTCGCTGCATCTTGGCAGACAACGGGGCGGTGCTGCTGTGCTTCATCTCAAATCCTGACACCTTGAGGCGACCAGCATCCTTGTCGGGCCATTGGATAATGCCGGCATACCTGTTCTTGACATCACCACAGAACCAGTATGGCATCCATGCCTCCGGCTCCGCGATGAGGGACAGGTTGCCAGTCTCCTGTTGGATGACCGAGGTTAGAACCTTCGTCACCGTGTCAATCTGGTCGAATGGACACTTGATGAAGCAACTGTCGGTGTGACCATACAGGACCTCATGACCCATGCTGTACGCATATTCAGCCATGTTGTCGATTGCACTACGCCCCTCAGTGAGGATGGTGTCGGCAAGGATGGGGTCAGCCATGCCATGCCCCTTCGTCTCGGCGGTGAGTCCGTACAGTGACGCCATCACCCGTTTGACTGCCTTCTCCAGACCATGCTCTCCCGCGTCCTTGAACTTCTGTCGCTCCTCAAACAGATGCTCTACGATGGATGGAAGGATGGCCTCCCCAGACTGTTCCCAGTGCGTCCCATTGGTCATCGTGAGTGTGGTGTCGCTCGGTTCATCCCTACGGGTCGTCCAACAGAGTCGGTTGCCTAGCATGATTGAGGGGTACAGACCCTTGAAGTCTGCTACGAGAACCGACTCATGCAGACCGGGTGTGGGTTCCATCACGGTCGCACCCTTGAGACTCCCCCGCTCACGGCGGCGGGATGGGTTGCGAGTGGGGAACTTGAGTTTGGTTCGACGGCTCACCAGACCTCGTGCGAACTGCCCCACATTGTAGGTGGATGACAGGGTGACACCACAGAACCGAACCATGTTGATGAAGAAGTCGGAGCACCGCACGAACTCGTCACACGCCTGTAGCAACTTGACATCTCGGAAGCAGTAGTCGGTGAGTCGGTCATAGTTCTCATTCCAGTCGTTGAACAGGTCAACATCATCCTTCTCACCCAACCCGAACAACAACCCAATGTCGTTCAACTTGCGTGAGGGTAGTTGCCCGTTGCCGCTATCCATCCACACCCGTTCTATGCCAGTGCCTTTGGTGCCGGGTGCTGCCGTGTCCAATACCCACCTCCCCTTGATTGGTTGGTCGGTGTATCTGTATGAGTCGTAGTTGGGGCGCAGACGGCTCACTGACTGCACAGGCGACAGCCGCTTGTAGTTCTTGAACCGGCGGGTCATATGGGGAATGTCAGCCCACATCGCTGCGTGGGCTATGAGAATGTCGAAGTCCTTCTCCTCGATGTATTGGATGACCGCCTCGTGGACGGCCTCCTCACTACAATAGATGTGTGACACATATCCGTCACGGTAGTCAACCTCATACTCCTGCTGACCATCACGCCACCCGAAGCAGACACCCTCGCCAGTGAACGAGTCAAGCGCGGCCCAACACTGGGTGAAGTCGTTGCTGTCATCAGGATTCCACTCGATGTCGAACCAACACTTACGAGGTTCCCACTTCGGCATGGTCGGCACATTGTCTATCAACCATCGGTCGGGGTATCGAACATCAGCCTCGTAGGTGTCACCCAACCACTTGCGCATGTCTGGTACATCACTCGGGGTCCATGCCACGACACGCACCAGTTCCACGCCGTCAATCCCGTAGGCGAGGTCATGCCAGTCGATGCGCGTCTTAGGGAATGCGTTATTCATGTTGGATATGCCATCGGCGGGCTCGTCGGTGGACATCCAGAAGTATGGCTCAAACGAGTCATCCGTCTCCTCGATGAGGTTGCCATCGTTGTCACGATAGCGTGTGTAGATGGATGCTCGGTTGGAACCATGTGGATAGACCTGTTCGACTAGCATCAGTCATCCACCTCGTCACTGAAATACTCTTGACACTCTTGTGCAGTCCATCCATGCGCTCGCATGAAGTGTTCGCTGATTGTTTCAGATGTGTTGCTCATAATCGTGCAGCAACCCGTAGCATAACAAAGATACAGTGGCTTACTACTCATGCCGTCACCTCACTCCTGAGCGAGGTCTTGGTCGATGACCACCAACAAGCAGTGCTTCTCTTGGTGATTGAATATCAACACGGTGCCGTCACCAGTGTAGACCTGAGCCTTACCAGAAGGCAAACATGATACTACATCAGGAAACCAAGGTCCGAATGATGTTTTATAGACTTTATCTTTTGAATTAATTTCAAGTTCACTACCTATTGGTTTAAGAACGGGGTCTATTGTGACTGTATGGAACATTTGACCAGTCACACCACTACCAGTATGAATAATCATTTCTTTTTTGTCTGCAACAAATGATAGATGATATGGTTTGTCTGCACCTACTACCTTACCAAGAGATGACACTGCAAATATGTCATCAACTTTAACAATTGCATTGCAACATAGGTCTTTGTCCACCCACTTCTCCCAATTGGTTGCGACAGCATCATCCACCAACTTCTTGGCAGTGGGCAGCGACTTGGATGACTGCACATCCTTCGTCGGTGGTAGGTTCACGACGCTCTGCCCACACGATATGCGTAGGCTCTGCGCCGACCCGTCACGCTCCTGTTGGTGCAGTTCGACAGTCTCCCCGGAGCAAGCCCGGAGGAACGCCGACACCTTTGACAGGTCAGCGATGACGAACCCACCACCCTCAATCTGAGTCACGCTTATCTTCTTCGTCAGGAAGTGGGTGGGCGCAGCCACACCCCCAACCAGATAGTTCTCCTTGACATCGAGGCGCAGGTCATCTATGCCCGGCCCGAACGATGACAGGAAGTTCGCCAGTTCAATTCTATTCAGTTCACACTTAGTCACAATAATCCCTCCTCTAGTTCCTTGAGGCCATACCACTCGGGGTCGCCACCCTTCCGTGTGATGGCGATGACCCGCTTCTGGCCCTGTAATGCGATGTTGGTGTTCTCCTTCCAGAACTCGACGGTGTACTCCGTCTTGCCCGTCTTGTGGCCGTCGTCATCGAGCACATCCTCGCGACGACACCATAGAATCTGCTTGAGGTTTGCGTCAGTGTTCTTCTCCCAGTCGGGTTTCCATGCACCCGTCTGCTCGTTGCGGAACACCTCGGGTTTGAGGTGCGTCTCCCAGTAGACCTCGACACCGAGTCGCATGAGTTCACGACAGACTGCGGTGCGTTGGTGGAATCTAGTGGAACGAATCGACCAGTTCCATTGGTTGCCGACGAGTCGGTTGGGGTCACTGGCCTCGATGCCATCCTTGGCCTTGCCGAGTTCAATGACCTTCATGTTCACGATGCAGACGGTATCCCACTGGTCGACTGCGGTCACCAAGAACTTGACAAGCCGCTTCCCCTTGTAGTCGGGGCTGTTCTGCTTGTGGGCCTGTTGCACAGCGAATCTACCAATATCCATCACCCTACTGTGAGTGCTGGGATAGTCGTATGTCGTACGGTCCTCAGTCGCCATCACCCAAGGTGACAGGGTGCGAATGTTCGCCGCCTTGTCACGGTGATAGGCGGACTTCGTGGCGGCAGCGCCGCCGTCGAAGTCAAGACACAGTATGTAGTCACCGTTGTCAACCTGCTTCTTGGTCAGACTATCGAGAACGATACCGGACTTGCCAGTACCCTCAAAGCCGATGACGCCACAGAACACATGGCATCCCAACTGCTCATCTGCTGCAGCCTCAACCTCTGATTCGATACTCCCATTTTCAACGACGCCTACTTTTTCCTCGCGTTCTAGAACGCGTTCTAGAGAGGGGTCGGCTGTTTTAACCTCTTCTGCTGCTGTCTCTTCACTCTTCAATGCGTCAAATCCACCCATTCAATCACTCTCCTCCGTCAAACTGGCCAAGACCAGTATCGCCGCCCTCGGGCGCAGGAACCACGAATCGTGGAACTGCGTGAACCCCGAAGGCGCGAATCTGGGGAATCTCCCCATCATCGGTGGCCTGTACACCTAGCCGACCACACACTAGAATCGTGGAGCGCTCGGCATATGGCTGCCACTTGTCGCCATCCCTGTAGTCGAACACATTGCAGTTCTCCTTGAGATGGCCTGATACTCGTATGTTGACCTCACTGCGAAGTCCCGAGGGGAACGACCGCTGCAGGTCCCATGAGGTAATCCTGATGTTGTATGTCTTGCCGGTGTCATCGTACTCGGTGTCCCAACCCTCCTTGAACAGGGAGGTCACCTTGCCCTTCACGATGACGATTGGGCCAATCGCGTTGAGGCCGGGAACCTCCTTGAGGTTGGCTTGGTAATGCTCCAGTAGGTCGCCCAGACCCACGAATGATTCGTGGACGACGGGATTGACGCAGAACTTCTCCGGTGATAGTTGTTGGCGCACATCTGGCTCAACGAAGTCATCCGTGAGAACGATGTCATTGACCCACTTGCGAGGTAGTCGCAGTATGTCGGCAAAGTCGGGGTTCTGATTCTCACTCGTGTTGGGAATGACCTTCAGACGGCATGATTGGTAGAACGGTGGGGCCGCCTCAATGTCATTTGAGTCGAATCGCCACAACTTGACTGCGTTGCCGAAGTCAGCCTCGGAGTTGCCGAGGAAGTAGTAGTATCGACTCCACAGTTCGGCGCGAATCGGGTCACCCTTGTTCTTCGCCCACTCAGCGTTCTGCAGGAGGGCAAGCGAGGTACCGGGTATGAGGAACCAAGGTGTATCGTTGGTGATGGGTTCGTTGGTGTTGTCGTTGCCGATGAACCATGTTCCACTATCTTCGTTCTTGCGGCATCGAGCCACCATACCGGCGGCAACCGCCTTGTCAGCATCTTGGTTGTAGGCGCTCAGTGCCGCCTCCCTCACCCGTTGTCTCTTGTCTCGTGCCTTGCCATCGACGCCGACGAACAGTCCGACCCAGTTCTCCGTGTTGAAGGTAGAGCCACCCCGTCGCTTCACCACGAATCCCTCAGCGGCCTCCTCAAGGAAGTCCTCATCTTCGTCCTGCCAGTTGTCAACTGCGTACTTATCAGAGAGGAACTCCACGAACTTCTGTTGGGCATCATCTATGCTGACGCTGTTCGCATCGGCATACCCCTGCAGTCGCTCGGAAACACTCTCCGGCCATTCATTATCTGTCATTTTCCATTCACTCCTTTTTTCCATTTCGTGCCTTCAGTGTGGCCACGAGGTACTCGTAGTATGCGTCGTCGCCGGCTGGCCACGAATGCACTCGTTCTACGAACTCACCCCATGTCACAAGGAAGGAATAGTACTGGTCTGGCGTCAAGCCAAGGGAATATACATTGTCACGCAACTTGTTCATCACATGAAGTCGGGGAAGGCCCTTAGCCGCTATCTTTCGCAACTCGACAGACAACGACTGCCACTCCCCTGCCGCCACGGACATGGCGGAGTCGCTGAAGTCGGCGCGCTCGACCAACAATCGGTTCTCCAACGCCTCGGGGTCACTGCTGTTCAACGCCTGTAGTATGTCCACACCGCTGCGGAGGTCGCCCTCGCACACCTCATTGAGATACTCAAAGTGTTCACACCAGTCGGTGGGTAATTGTTCCCC